TTTTATTACCAGCTTTAACTAAATTTAGACCAGAAACAGAAAAAGATAGATTCGAAAGAATGGCAGAATATTACATGAGCCAATACAATATCGAATGGAGAATGATATTAGAAGATGGTGTTGAATATGATGTTGATGCTGATGGAACTATTGTATCTAATGAAAGAGAACCTTTGCATGGATTTAGAAGACTGGTTAGATAATGGCTGTAGATGTTCAAATAAAATCCAATGCAAAACAGATAAGTCAAAAATTTAAAAAATTCCAATCTGTACTTCCTAGAATAATTGATAAAGGATTAAAACAGGCTGGATTTCAATTATTAGATATTATCAGAACTAAAACACAAAAAGGTATTGATTTTAGAGATAGACCTTTTGCACCATATTCACAAGGTTATTTAAAAAAACTTAATAGAGAAGGTAAATCAACAAATGTAGATTTATTTTATTCTGGTCGAATGTTAGGAAGTTTAACTCCATCATCAACTGTTAAGAAATCTGGTAAAAATAAAGTTTCATTAGCATTTAGTAATTCACAAATGAGACAAAGAGCATTATTTAACCAAGTATTAAATGACCCTAAAAGAGAATTTTTTGGCTTTAATGATAGAACAGAAAGTATTATACAGAAATCATTTAACAGATTTGTAGAAAAAGAATTAAGAAAGTTTAGAATATGAGTGTAAGAGAAAATATAGCATCTAATTTATTAACAACTATTTCTGGTATATCTAGCCCAGCAATTAAGAAAGCTACAAGACAACCTTTTATATTAGACGAATTATCAGAACAACAATATCCAGCAGTAATTGTACAAACTTCTGAAGAGGTAAGAGATGATGTTGAATTAGGAAGTGGTGCAAGAACTAGAACTGGTACTATTGATTTTGTAATACTTGGATTTGTAAAAGGCGCAGAAGTAAATATTGATACTAAAAGAAACGAACTAATAACAGCAATAGAAACTGAATTAGAAATAGATATTACAAGAGATGGGAATGCTTTAGATACAGAAATTATATCTGTAGAAACTGATGAGGGTAGCTTATTTCCAGTTGGTGGAATAAGAATGACTGTCAGATGTATGTATGAATATTTAGCTGGTACTCCATAATGAAATTACAAAAATTAATTAATAAATTTGAAAGTAAAATGGAAACAATCGAAAAATTGACAGATGAAATTTCTTTAGTTTGCATAGACACTAGAAATATTTTAGACAAAATTAATGAAATAGCTGATAAAGATGATATTGAAGAATATCCAGAATTAGATCATTTTAATAATTTAGATGAAGAAGATATTGACGAAGAAGACGATAAATAGTAAAAGGCATTATGGCTAAAGATATTAAATTATATAAAGGCAGTTCAGAAATAGTTATTAATGAAACAAACCTTGAACATTATTTAAAACTTGGCTATAAGGAAGAACAAATTAAACCAAAATCTAACAAGGACAAAAAGACATGGCAACACATCACGGAAAAGAAGGAGTTGTAACAGTTGGTGGAACAGCGATGGGCGAAGTTACTTCGTTCACACTAGAAACTACTGGAGATGTTGTAGAAGATACAGCTTTATCAGATGGAACTAAATCATTTGTAGCTGGAAGAACTTCATTCTCAGGAACAATCGAGATGCACTTTGATGAAACTGATACTCAACAAGAAACTTTATTAGCTGGTGCTTCAATATCTTTCGTATTATTACCAGAAGGTAATACTGCAGGAGATGCAAGTTATTCAGGAACTGGTATTGTAACTGGTATGAGTATTAACAATGCAATGGATTCGATCGTTTCTAGAACTGTAACATTCCAAGGAACTAACACTCTAACTATCGGAACTGTATAAATCTAATTTATGTCAGTCATTGATCGAGTTAAGTCTCATTTTGAAACTCTTAAAACTATTACTATTGAAGTAGAAGAGTGGAAAGATGAAAATGGTAATGCTACTGTTTTTTATTCAGAACCATTAACCCTTGAAGAAAAAAATATAATTTTTAAGAAGTCTAATAACTTCCAAGATTTAAATGTTCTTGTTGATTTGTTAATTATGAAATTGCAAGTCAAAAATGATAAAAATGATCTTGTTAAGGCTTTTAATCCAGAGGATAAGTTTGCATTAAGAAAAAAAGCAGATTCTAATATTATATCTGATATAGCTAATAAAATACTTTCAGATATTAATTACGAGGATGCTGAAAAAAAGTAGAAAGCGACACTGACATTAGGTCAATGTTGGTTGTTGCTGATAGACTTCATATTACAATACAGCAAGTTTTAGATATGCCTGTTAGCCATTATAATTTGTGGTTAGCATACTTGAAAAAAGAACAAGAACAGTATAAAACAAAACAATCATTAGCTGATGCAAGGAATTTAAAATAATGGCAAATCAAAGACTTAATATAGATATTGTAGCAAAAGATCGCTCAACACAAGCACTTAATAAATTACAATTAGGTTTATCAAAAATTAGAGGTGCTGTATTAAATTTACAAAATGCTTTTATTGGTTTAGGTGCTGGATTAGTTATTAGAAATTTAACTAATACTGGAAAACAATTAGAAAGCCTACAAGTTAGACTTAAATTTTTATTTGGTTCTGCTCAAGAGGGTGCAAAGGCTTTCGACAATATGGCAAAATTTGCATCGAGAGTTCCTTTTTCACTAGAGGAAATTCAACAAGGTGCTGGAGTATTATCTGTTGTATCTAAAGATGCAAAAGAACTTTCACACATATTAGAAATTACAGGGAATGTTGCCGCTGTTACTGGATTAGACTTTAGAACAACAGCAGAACAAATTCAAAGATCATTATCAGCTGGTATTAGTGCGGCAGATTTATTTAGAGAGCGTGGTGTTAAAGCTATGCTAGGATTTTCAGCTGGTGCAACAGTATCAGTAGATCAAACTGTAGAAGCATTTAACAGAGTATTTGGTAAAGGTGGTAGATTTGGAAAAGCAACAGAAGATTTAGCACAAACATTTGAGGGTACTCTCTCAATGATTGGAGATAAAATTTTTAATTTTAAAAAGACAATTTTAGAAGCTGGTTTTTTTGAAGGACTTAAAACACAATTTGGACAACTAGATAAATTTTTACAAGGTAACGCAAAGTCATTAGATGAAATAGGCAGAAAAATTGGAATTACTTTAGCAGTTTCAGTTGAAAAATTAGGTAATGCAATTAAAGTAGTTAAAGATAATTTTGATTTATTTTTAGGAATAATAAAAGGCTTGATTGCTTTAAAAATAGTTTTCTTTTTTACAAATGTTGCAAAAGCATTAATGAATGTCGCAAAGTCAGTAATGGCTATAGGTATAGGAACATCAGCAATTAAAAGTGGATTTTTTGCTATTGCTGGATTACTTGCAACTGGTGGTGCAGTTTATGTAGCTTTCAAAGGTATTGATAAACTATTTAAAGATTTTTTAGATGATATTGATGAATTAGATAATAAAATGAAAAATGTTTTACCTAGTACAAGGGATTTTTATAAAACAATGGTAATGGCAAAAAAAGAGGTTAAAGAAATAGATAGTTTTTTAAGAAGTTATGAAAATGAATTAAGCTATAAAATTCCAACAGCAACAGAAAAAGCAATAGAAAAATTTAAAGAGCTTAATAATACTGCTTTGGAAAATATAAAAAGCAAAACTAAAAATATTGAAATGATAATAGCTGAAGGTATTAATAGTGGTATTACAAAAATGTCAGAAGGATTAGCGAGAACAATTGTTTTTGGAGAAAGCTTAAGAGATACTTTAAAAAATATGGCTCAACAAGTTTTAGCAAAAATTATAGCAGTATTAATTGAACAAATAGTAAGAGAGCAAATATTAGTTAAATTAAATAATTTTAAAATTGGACAAGCAACAACAATATTATCTATTGAAAAATTAATTACAGATGAAAAAAGAAAACAAGCGGCATATAGTCCAGGTGGTAGTGGTTCTATGGGAAGCTCTTTTGTTAAAATGGCAACATCATTTTTAGGATTTGCAAAAGGTGGTGCAGTATCAAAAGGACAACCAGTTATTGTTGGAGAGCGTGGCGCAGAATTATTTATACCTAATCAAACAGGACAAATAACACAATCAGCTAGAGGAACTGGTGGTGGACAAACAACAGTTAATTTTAATATCAATACAGTAGATGCTTCAGGATTTGAAGAACTATTAATCAGATCAAGAGGAACTATAACTCAATTAATTAATTCTGCTGTAAATGAGAGAGGTGCTAAAAGTATAATCTAATGGCTGGTGCATTTCCAATATCAACTGCTAAATTTGAATCTTTAGGAATAAAGTCAATTCAAAATACTATTATTTCTAAATCTGTTTCGGGTAAGAAACTTGCAAGACAAATAGATGGTCAAAGATGGGGATTTACTGCTAGAATAATTACAGCTAAACGATCTGATTTTTATGGAGAATTAATGGCATTTATAATTAAACAAAGATCAGGCAAAGAAAATTTTACAATAGTGCCACCAGAAGTCGAAGATGCTAGAGGTACAGCTAGTGGTACACCAACTGGAACAGCTAGTGCTGGTGCTACATCTATTACATTAGGTGGAACTGGAACTGGCACATTAAA